AAATCTCTACTAATCTTTACTTCTGGTGGTTCAATACCAACATATTCAGCAGATAAATTAAATGCTTTTTGTAATTTCTGCTCTAATTCCATAGAAACCATAGCAAGCATAGAATTAGTATCTACTCGGTCTAATCTTCTTGCATCAGCAGATTCCGCTACAAACTTCTGTTGTGACAAAGTACTGATACCTAAAGTTGCCATCTGCATTTGTAGTTCTCTTATCTCAGCAGATTGAGCATCAAATGCACTCGAAGCTGGTTCTACATAATAAATTTTATTTCCAGGCTGTGTTGCCATTGCATAATTAACAGAAATAGCAAGGTCTTTTGTCTGATCGTCATATCCTTCCATTACAAGCATTGGTTGTGAAGCAACGTGCAAACTATGAATTAAATCAGCCTGTCTTTGGAAATGTGCAAGATTTAGATATGCAATATCAAGTAAAGGTGGTTTACTTACTAAATTTTCTGTTTTACCAGAATATATAGTGATAAGAGGTATCTCGCCAAGAGAAAAACTTCCAGATTCGGCTAATTTATAATCTTCACCTGTTGTTCCAGTATCAAACTCTCCAGCATAAGAACCATCATCAATGTCATACATTGCATCAACTTGATCTGTTTTCCGAAAAACTCTATACCTGCCTGGTTCTATAACTCTTACCTGATCGAATACCTTCTCACCAAAATCACCATCTGGCAATACTGCCTTTTCACCTAGTCTCACCTGTATCAAATTACCATAATTAGATTCTCTATCTAATCTCCAACCAAATAAATTATTAGGATCTACTTCTATCCAGTATGGCCTACGATTCTGCTCACGTTCTTCTGCAAGACTAACCGCACCAGAAGGAGCAGGGTAGTCAACAAGGATATGACTTTGACCATAAGTTAATGAACACATTAATACCCTTCTTGCATATTCATCTAAATCTGACTTACAACCATCAACATCCATCTTGAACATTTCAGTCCAATAAGGATCACCAGTTAGTGCTATCGGTTTACGAAGAACTAAACCTGTTGCTGCTCTTATTAATCTCTGAGTAAAAGGACTAAATACTGCTCTATTTACTCTTGCCATATAAGCAGTAAAATCTTCTCTTGGTTCTAATGGTAAAAATGCTTCGCTATTTTCTCTTAGATATTCTGTACCTTCGGTAACAGCCTTCATTATTTCCCAACCCTTCATCATATTTAAAACAGCCCTAGTTTTTGTAAAAGGACTATCTATACCACCTATAGATGTAGATGTCTGAATTTTTGTTCTAATCTCACCAGGAATTGAATAAGTCATTGATTAACACCTCCATCTTTTAAGAGCTAAGTTTATTCTGCTATTCGGATCATTTTTCTTTTTGGTATTTTTCATTTTTCTTTTCATCCCTTCCATTCTTTCACAAAAACTCTTTCTTCTTTTTTTCTCTGATTCAGTTAATCCACTCTTTTTAGTTACTGGTGCTTTTAAATTACTTCCTGTTGCTGCATTATATTTCTTTCGTCCTTTAGCAGTCAGCCCACCTTTCCTAGACTTTTCACCTCTTCCTAAAGTTAAACTGACTCCTTTTTTCCTAGGCATTATCTTCCTACCTTTGCCTGTGCTTTTTTATGTGCTTCCGTAAATGAATCTCCTGCTCTCATACGTCTTTTCATAAACTCCATATGCTTATCGCTATGGTGTTCTGAATGTTCTTTCAGTTTGTTTTTCTGACGAGTAGTTAATTTCATTTCTTTTTCCTCTTTTTCTTTTTAGAACGAAGTTTTTTAAGATCAGCAGCCGTGATCTTATCTCTCGGTGGAGCAACCGCAGCAAGTTTACGTTGCTTCGATGAGTAAGATCCTTTAGGCATTATGCAGCGTTAGTGATAGCACCAGAAGAAATAAAGCTGACACTTACAGTTTCAAGATCACCTGTTGTTGCAGACAGACTTGTTCCTGTAACAATGCCACTAAAACTTACTTTTTTACTACCTGATGTATCTAAAAATAATTCAAACTGTGCATCACCAGCATCTTCTGTAGTTAAAACATCTGCTAATAAGTTTGCAGTCTCATTACTACTAGCTGCTGTATATAGAAAGTCAACAGTACCAGATGCAGAAATCAAACCACCAACAAAACTTCTTGATGTTGCTCCATGAGCAGTTACATCTAAAGTGTCCTTTGTTGTATCTAGTGTCCAACCAGTTGTAGAAACCACTGCTTCAGTTGTACCAGAAGAGTTCTTAAATTTAACAGAACCTTCCTCTCCACGAAAAAATGCCATAATTCTAAGAAAAAAGAGTATTTAAGATTAGTTTAACTTGTTGTTGACTTTTTTACAGTATCTTTATTGTTATTCCTCATATATTGTTCACATCTGGGATCCCAAAGAGCAGGATTACGCTTTCCTTTCACTTTTTCGATAATATCGAGCATTTCTGGTGTCACTTCAGTCATTTTTTACTCCTTTTAGTAGTTTTTTTACGCCTATGTTGATAGGTTATCTTCTTTTTACCAGTTTTTTCACGTTTAAACCTCTCTTTCTCACTTTTCGTCATCTCTCCTACAGTCTTAGGTGTCTTACTTGAGACACGTTTACTAGGTCGACAGGCAGGATAGCCACGATCCTCACCTTTTTTACGTCCACAAGGTTTACCAGTTTTGACATCAATCCAATTTTCTTCAAACCAACGTGTCAAACCACCTTTGGCTCTTGGATTAGGTTTACTTTTTCTTCTTTGTGGCACTTTTCTTTTTCTCCACTCTGTAAGTTCCGCCACGCTTTTTATATTCTCGGACTAGCCAAGCATTAGCGTAGGCAGAAGGATAAACGTCAAACTTACGTTTAGCTTCAGCTTTTACTCTAGCGTAAAGTGCTTTATTAACAGGTACATTCACTTCTCTTCTTGCCTCCCTTCTTTTTCTTTTTCTTTTTTTTCATTCCAGTATGATAAGGCATAAGCAAAAAGTCTCTTAATATATTCTAAACGCAGTCTGCCCTAATGTCTCAGGTTTCGCTAAATTAAACTGCTGTAAACAAAGATAACCAAAAGCATCAAACGCATGATCCACACCTAAATTCTTATTAGGTAAACCAGTATTAGGTGCATAAGTTAAGGTTCTAAGTGCTTTTATCAATTCTTTACAACGAGGGTGTATAAGCGTCCTTCTATCGCCATTAGCGTCAAACAGGGCAGTATTGACAGCAGTAATCTTATCTCTGATCTTCCACGGGCTTCTGGGGCTCATAACAGTAAAACCAGACCTTCTAAGTATCGTATGATCCGTCACACCAACTCCAGAGGTCTTTCTTGCACTTCCCGTAGGGTCTGGACAAGCAATAATTCTACGATCAACCCCATATCTTCTCGTAACTTCTTCCGCAAAATCCCATGTAGTAGCACCTCCTGTAAGCATGATTTCATCAAAAACATAAAGCGTATCATTATGTTTAACAGCACAGATTCCTGCCATAGGGTCAACGTTAAAATCCAAGCCAATTAACAAAGGAAGCATATGTAAATCTGCCACTTCCTTATCAATATTCTCATCAGCAAAGCTAACAGCTACCAATCCAGTAAGATTCTCAAAACTAGCTTCAAATTCCTGTCTGAATGTCCTCGCATCCAACTGCCCCCTCGCTGCCTCAACCTCCTCTTTCGCTACATTACCCCCCTCTACTGTAGTAAAACTCCATCTTCCCCAATCATCCCATTCCTTTTCTCCGCAATAACACCACATATCATAAAACCAGCTTGCAGTTCCATCAGGTGTTGAAATAAAAAGTGCCCAACCCTGTTTATCAGCCAATGCAGGTCTTATAACCTCCGCCCAGACATCTCTATCCATAAAAGCAGCCTCATCCAATACAACCCCCGCCAAACTTCTACCTCTCAATGCCATAGCATTTTCAGTTCCCTTCAATTCAATACTAGATCCATTAATTAAATCCAATCTCAAATCAGTTTCATTTTTACTCTGAACCCACGTTCTTGGAGTCAACCTCTTCAATTCCTTCCACGCAATATCCTTAGCCATTCGATAAGTAGGAGCACAATAAAAATAAACCTCATTCGGTCTATTAATTGCTCCTCTCAACAGTTCTATACAAGAAAGGTATGATTTACCAAATCTCCTACCCGCCACAAGCACCCTAAATCTTTTATCACTATTGAATACCTCCCCCTGTGCATACCTTAAACTGATCTCATTTAGACTCATTTATACCTTTTTTACATAATATTACTCATTTTCTTTCGCATTTTACACTTTTAAAGCTATCATCGAAATATTAACACCCTACAAGATCAAGTCCGTGGCTGAATCTTTTATCAACAACAACCTAAATTTAGACTTACCCGTTCCTCAACGTAAACCCCGTGTTCAAAAATATACAGGAGGTTCTAATTCAAGAGCAGTCATAGAAGCAAGATCTCAAAGATTATATTCTCGTCAACTTGAAGGTAAAACAACTCGTCAATTAGTCATAGAACATTCTAAAAGAGAAGGTATTTCAGAACCTACCGCATGGGCTGATTGGGGCAGAGTTAAGGCCTGGAACGATGAAGATTGGTTAAAAGAAAGAGATAAAATGATCCCTCGTCTACAAGCCATGAGAATGCGTCTGTTCAATAAAGCTATAGCAAAAGGTCAACTTCAGACAGCAGCACAGATACTAGATTCTCTAGGCAAGGTAGTAGGTGAATCAGTCGAGACAGTTAATATTCAAGCTCCAGAACTTGCTATTCGCATAGAACCTAAGCAATAAAGATTCTCAGAATATATTTAAGTTATCCACGCACGCCAAAAATATAAAATATTTTGCAACACATCCCCATAGAATAAAAATAAGTAAAAATACTCATAGATTAATATTAAATTAGTATACTAAAATGTTTAATTTTCGGTTATAATATGGGTAGGAATAAATTAGTTTTATTACTTCTTTAAATCCTTTCTAATCCTTTTATTATCTCTCACTAATACAATTGGTTTAATTAGCATTTGTACTTTACAGAGACTAATTAAAGGAATAGCAAAAATAAACACTAACTCAAATTAATTAAACAAATGAAAAGTCAATTTATTTTTTATTTAGTATTTACAGTTTGCGTATTGCTTTCTAGTCTTGGTAATGACCATCCTGAAAAATTTGGGAATAGGTTACAAGAAAGAAATCAGGTTATACAAACTCTTATAAATGATATATAATACATATCATAAACAAACTTTATTTTATTAATTAAACTATGGACAATCCAAAACTATTAACTGCTGAAGAATACAACTGTATTGTATTAGCAATTACAGAAACTTCAGATTATAAAATTAAACATGATGGAAGTAAAAAAGATTTTTATGAAAGAATGTTTAATAAATTATTCAATGTGACTTTATCGGATATGGTAAAAAAGTTACAAGATGATATAAGGCAAGAAGAGATTAGTAAACCTATTAC